GCGCGCCGGTGCCGGAGGCGCATACCAGTTGATTCAACTTGCCGAGCGCGAACGGGTCTGGCAGACCGGTGTTCGGCGTGCTGTCCGCCGTGACCGCATCGGCCTCGTCCCAGATCGAGGCGGCGTCTTCCTTGAGGGTGAGTTCGACCATTTGCTCTGGGCCGAAGCGTTTATCGGTGACGCGGAACACCTTGGCGCTCCAGCCGAACACCGCGCTGGTCAGCGTGACACGGTTGAACGGCTTGAGCGCCCAGGTCTTCAGCGAGAACGCCGCCTTGACCGTAAGGCCGTTGCGCTGGTCCTCGCAGAAGATGCGCGCCAGGTTGTGGATGTGCTGCACATCGTCGGTGAACGGAAACTCGATGTTGGTCCACAGCTCGCTGCCGTCGGCGGTGACATAGGCGGCGTTCTGGAACGGCTTGAAATCGGTCGCGACATATTGGTTCTCGGGCCCGATATACTGGCCGCGCACGCCGTTGTAGAGGTCGGCCGCCGGCGTGCCACGGATGATCGTCAGCGCGCCGACGATATCGCTCTGCTCCAGCGCCATCACCGGTGCGACATACTTGCCCGCGCTGCATCCCCAGGTGGTGGCGACGATGCTGCCCGCCATGCACTGCGCCAGCGTCTCCAGCACCCGGCGCGGGTCCTGGTCGGCATTCACCGTGCCGTTGCAGACGTAGCGTTTAACGCCGCCGCCGATGTCCTCGTCGCACACGTTGGCTGCGGCGATGTAGTCGGCCGCTGGCAGGTCGGCGGCGTCCACGCCGCAGATGTCGCCGGTCAGGTAATCGTAGGTCGCCAGCGCCGGATTTGAGCTCCATGCGGTGGTGGTATCCCGCAGGTCGTAGAGCTTCTTGCCGCGCGCCAGCACCTCGATGGACGGCAACCCGCCCTGTAATTCCGGATGATTCAGATCCAGCCGCACCACGGTATATAAATAGCCGCGCAGCACCGAGGTGGCGAACCACTTGGCCGGCACGGCAGCCATCAGCCCGGCGTCGGCGGCATCGCTCGGCGCGCCGAGGTGCTTGGTCACGCGCACGCGCGGCAGATTGACGATGTGCTGGTACGAACAGGTCACCTGCCCGTAATCCTGCGTCAGCGTGACCGCCGCGCCGGCCAGCGTATAGGGCACGGTTTCGTAACCGTCGCCGGCGGGCTTAACGATGCTCAGCGTGCCGGGCACCGGGGTATACAGCAGGCTGAAACTGGCGCCGGTCTTGATCTCGCTTTGCTGGTCGGTGCGCGTCGAGAAATAGTCCCCGCCGGTCACATCGCCATTACCATCCAGCGTGCCCAGCGCCTTGCCGTTGATGTAGATTTCTTCGATAGCGTCGCACTCGTGCGCGGCATGCACGCACACCAGCCACTTGTATTCGTCGCGCGCGCCGCTGGCGAACATCGCCACGATATCCGACCCGACCCGCGCGCGGCCGTAGATAGTGCGGTGCGGCGCGTCGCTCGCGACGCGGGTGAGAGTACGGTCCTGCAACGCGGCGTTGCGCGCACGCCGCGCCGCGTCGCGCTGCTCGGCGGCTTTTTTGCGGGCTTGGTCCGCGCCGTAGACGCCGCCGGCCACGATCAACGCATAGCCCCACCCGGCTAAGGCTGGGGCGAAATAAATTATTGCGTACCCAACAATCTGCATCACCGTCCCCTCATCGGCGAACGCAATGGCCGGAGTCAGTAGCAGTATCAGTAGAACCAGGCGCACGTTGCCTCCAGTCTGCTCTTGAATACCAGCCCATCCTTGCCGGGGCAGCAGATGTGCGCGCCGCTGAACAGGTAGGCGATACCGCCCGCAATCGCCAGACCGCCGTCGCGCGCAAAGTTTGGGTTGATGCGTGTTAAGTTCCGGTCGAATGCCGCTTCCAGACCACCCATGTCAGCGATGGCGCGGTGCGCCTCAGCCTTGTTTGTCCAGGTCACTTTGGGCATATATTTTTTGCCGCTGGCCAGCTCCGCCCAGCGCACCGCGAACAGCACGCAATCGTTGACGCCGTATTTAAACGGCGTTTTTAGGTGCGCGGTGAGATAGTCGGCAAAGGCAACCCCTCCATATCCCCTTGTCAGGGGAGAGCCGGTTCGCTCCTCCCCTGACAAGGGGAGGCCGGGAGGGGTTTGAGTTTTTTTCATATCTGTTGGAACCGTTTCGACAGCCACACCTGCGGCTGCGCGATCAGGTCGGTGAGGTAATCGAATCCGGTGTCGGTGGGATAGCGCTGTTTCTGCTGCGCCGCGTTCAGCCGCAGCGACGGGATGCGCTTGATGCCGAAGGCGCTGGTCTCGCACTTCAGCGTGATCTGCCCCTCCTCGCCATCGACGCCAACCGACATCGTATCCATCGTGCCGCGCCAGCAGATCTCCGGCGTGTCGATCAGCACACCGTTCTCGGCCAGCGGACAGAAATACAACTTCGCGGCACGTCCCCGGTAGTTCTCCACCGTGCCCAGCGCCAGCGAGAGCAGCGAAGTTTGCGCGACATTCAGGCCGAACATCATCGCGCTGGACGCCACCCCGGCGGATTCTTCCACCGCGCTGATCTTGCCCAGCGACCCCAGCCCGATCCAGTCGTAACCGCCCCAGGCGAACGTCTGCCCAAACGAACACACGCGCAGCGTCCCGGCAGCGAATTGCAGCTCCAGGAACCACGCGGTGCGCACCACCGGTTTTTCGAGCGCGGTCTGTTGGGCGGTGGTGGTCATGCCGGTGCCGGAATATAAGTTTTCATGCGCGCCAATCCTCGATCAGGTCGAGCGAGAAGTTGGAGACGATAAAATCACCGGCAATGCCGCTCGGGGCGTAATCCCATTTCGCCGCCGAACTGGCACGGCGGAATAGTGCGCATGGTTTGTCCCAGGTCACCGCAGCAGCAATCGCATGGGTATTGCGCAACGGCGGCTCCACGGTGACGCTGATGACGCCTGATCCGTTCGAGGTGGCGTCAGCCGTGACCATCACCACCTGCTGCGTAATCCCGGAACCGAGTCCGAGCAGATCGCCCTGCACCAGGGTCTTGGCATTCTCGCCGCTGGCGATAATGGAGAGTGTCGTCGCGCCCTGCACTGCTTCGGCATTCAGCGTCATCGTGCCGCGCATGGTGCCGCGCGGCGCCGGTCGGCCAAAATCCCACAACGCGGCCTGATTGGTCTTGCCGCGCAATTGCATCAGGTAGGCTTTCCATGCGCCGCTGATGCTGTCGGCCGCAAGCGGCGCTTGCAATGTGGCCGCCCAGAGCGGGCCCGAGCCTTCGACGACTTGAGCACCGAATGGCGAACGGTATTGGATGTCATTGCGATGCTGAGCCCAGCTCGATTTCATAACAGCGAGCGCGGCAGGGAAGGTGATGACGGACATCAGAGCGCTCCCGCGCGTTGCAGTTTATCGACCAGCTCGGCGTTGCCCTGCTGCACGGCGCTCCTGATCAATTGCTGGTTGCGCGCCATGTCGGTCGTGCCGTCGATGTCGATGTTGATGACCTGATTGATCACCGCGCCACCGCTCTGCCCGGCGGCGTGGTCGATCACGGTCTCGTTGGGATGCAGGATCGCCGGGAAGCCGCCGCGGCCATCGATGCCGCCGGAGCGCGAGCCGTAGCCGGTGAACCCGCCACCGGCGTATGAGCCTCCGTAGGCAACCGCCCCGGCGTCGGTGAGCCCGGTGACCGGATCCACCATGCCGCCGTTGAAACCGAGCGCGGTGGACAGCCCTGCAAAGCCGCTGAACCCGCCGAGCAGCGATTGCGTGATGTTGGCCGCCGCGGCATCCGCCGCCATGCGCAGCAGCATCTGCTTGAACAGGTCGGCGATGTCGGTGAACTTGCCGTTCAAGTTGTCGTAGAGCACGTCGCCCAGGTTACGCTGCACGTTCTCGGTGAAGCGCTGCCAGGTCTGATCCATCTCGGTGGCGACCTTGTTGGTCTCGTCGATCTGCTTCTGCAGCATCGCGATGTTGGCCTCGCCGACCTGCTGCGACACGCCGCCCATTTCACTCATCGAAATCTGGATGTTGCGGATCTCCTGGCGGTATTTCTCGGCCGGATCGGCCAGATCATTCCAACGCTGGATCTGCTTGTATCCTTCTTCCCTGTTTTTTTCGTAAGCCTTGACCATCGCATCGGCATCTTCGGCGGGCTTCGGCGGCTTGCCATCTCCGACACCGAGACCGGAAAGCAGTGCGCGGCCCCTGACGGAATCTTTTGCTGGCGGTGCCGGTGCGGATGTGGCGCGCAACGATTCCAACTCTATTTGCAGCGCAATCATCCGGTCATTGATCGCATTACGGCCGTGCACAGAAATATTTTTGCCTTCCGATGCGACGCGTAATTCGCCGAGCTGCTTCATGATCTCCTGCTGCCGAGACAGCATATCGTCGGTGAACATCGCGTTCCAGGTTGATGCGAGACCCACCATAACTGCGTTCAGCAGCCCGCCTTCTCGCGCTGCAGCAGCCATGGCGGCGGCGATCTTCGTCAATGGCTGGAGCGAATCCTTGGCGATGGCGATACCCAATCCGGAAAACTGCGCAGAAAGTTTGGCCATGTCGTCCTTGAACTGGTCGGCCTGCCTGGCCATCTCGGTGGTGATCGGGTTGAACCGCTTGCCCTGCTCGATCCATTCACGCAGTGCGGCGCTGCCCTGGTTCATGAACGGGATCATCTCTTCGCCGTTCCTGCCCATCAGCTTGACGGCCAGCGCGGTCTTGTTCACGCCGTCCGGCATGTTGGCAAACACATCGGCGAGCTGGATCATCGCGCCGGTGGAATCTTTGGCGGTGACGCCGAAACGGGCGAATATTTCCGGCTTATCGGCCATCGAGGTGGATAGCTTCTTGGCGGCCAGTGCGACCGATTCAAGCGAGGTGCCATTCTGGTCGGCGGCGAACTTGAGTCCGGCCAGAGTCTCGACGCTGGTACCGGTCTTCTGCGCGAGATCATTCAATTGGTCGGCAGCATCGATGCTGCCCTTGATGAACGCTGCGAAGCCTGCTACAGATAGCCCTATGCCGAGTGTGCCGAGTACGCTATTCAGTCCCTGTACGCTGCGCCGTGCCGAATCGAACGCGGCGCGGGTCTGGTCTTGCGCGGTCAGGATGACGTTATATTTTTTATCAGCCATCTCGATCAATCCTTTTTGTTGAGTATCGTGACGGCTTCCAGCTCCATCACTCTCAGCCCGTTAAACACCTCGCGGCGATCGGCCGCATCGATCTGTAACATATCCTGCACCAGCGGCACGGCTTCGTATCTGAACCCGATTACCGCGCCGCGGCCGGAGACGTACCACTGTGTTGACATCGCCGCGAACATCTCGGCCGCTTGCGCATTTTCCAGCCATAATTCCTGCCGTGCCTCTTGCAGTGGCGGGATGCCAAATTTCATCCGCCCGGCGTTGGCTGCTTTATTATCGAGGTCACCCGCCAACAGGCAGCGGGTGACCTCGATCAGTTTTTTTTTCGCGCCTCGGCATAACCTTGGAAGTAGGCAAAAAAGATGCTGTGCATGGCATCGGGATATTTGGTCAACAGCAGACGCATGCTGTCCTTGCTGTATGGCAGGTCAAAGCCGTCCCAGCTCACCACCACCTCATCGAACAGATCGACGATGTTGGCCACCTTCCGGGCACGGATACATAATTTCAGGAATTCCCACTGGCGGATCAGCCAGCTTGTTTTGACCGCGGACACCATCATCAGCAAAGACATTCTGCGTTTATGGTCCAGCGTACGAAAAACGAAGGTTGTCGCAGCAGGCGCTTCGGCACCAGGAACGACGATTTTCACTTCCGCCTCGAACGTCGGATCGGCAATCAGCTTGATCATTGGTTATCCAGATTAAGCAGTCGCGCGCGTCAACGTCGGGGTCGTGCCACCCGGCTTGAGGGTGATGCTGCACGCTGCCTTGTCGCCCACTTTGCCGCCGATCGGGTTGTAGCTGGTGACGAGGCCGGTGCCGGTAAATTTCGGGTTGCTGGCGCTGACCGCACCGGCGTCCGGACGGATCTCGAAGGCGACGACGGTGCCCACCAGCGGGAACAGGATGGCGTCTGCCGCTCCGGCAGCATAGTCCTGATTCAGGTCCACCTTGAGAGACCAGTCCTTCAGCCCACCCAGGCTGGATTTGGTGTTGTCGCCAAAAGCGGTGTCATCCAGCTCGGCCGCGCTGTAGTCGATCTGCACGCTGTTGCCGCTGGATGACAACACGTTGGCGGCGATGCTGATGTAGGCGTTGATGAGTACGATATTTGCCATTTTGCTGCTCCTTTACAAGATGAGATTGTTTACAAAATTCCAACGGGGACGAGGAATTGAAACGAAGGGGTGGTACCGGTGATGGTGTAGTTGATGCGCCACCAGGTGTCAGTGATCGCACCCGCAACGGGGGCGGCCCAGACTGCATTCGCGCCGTTCTGCGAGGCGAAGGTGATGCGGTCGGTGGGCGTGCTGAATGCCTGGGCATCATCGCTCTGCACCTTGACCACCAGCGCCGGGGTAGTGCCGGAAACCAGCAGCACGTGCAGTGCCGCATACACTTGTTGCAGCGCGCTGACTGCGCCCAACTGGATCGCCGAGGTGTTGCCGCTCACGGTACGGGTGGCATTGTGCAGTGCGGTGCCGCGCACCAGCGGACTGTTCTGCGCACCGCCGCTCACCTGGAATTTCAGCAGCTGGCCGACAGCGGCGCCGGGCGCATATTTGGCCTGCATTGATTTGAAAAAATACGCCAGGTCGCCTTCGGCCAACGCCAGCGGTGAGATGGTGACCGGATTTTCGGCCAGCCCGATGTTGTTGAAAAATACCTCATCCACACCGCCGACGCCCGCCTCGAACAGACCATCGTACTGAAACTGGATGCTCTTGAGCCCGCCCACGTTGCTCTGGGTGTTTTTTCCAAAACAGGTATCGTCGAGCGCATCGACGCTGTAGTTAAGATCGAGCGCATTCATTTTTGCGCTGAAGTCGTATTTTCCGACGATCAGTTTGCAATCCTGCAACATTTGCCCGGCCATTTTTTATGCCTCCAGACTGGTCTTGGTCGTTTCGTAATCCACCACAAACTCGAGATCGGTATTCGCGACCGGCACCTGCAGCACGTCGCGGCTGCGGCTGGTGCCCGTCTTGCGCACATTCAGCGCCAGCCCGCCGACGGTCTTGTCTGCGATGATGCGGGCATACGCCTGCACCATCAGCGGATCGCCCGCGCCAACCGGATCAGTCCCGGCGCTGATGACCCGCACGTGCAGGGTCAGCTCGTGCTCGTTCATCGTGAATGTTGAGGGACTGGTCGTCTCATCGCCGAGGAACACTGCAACCACCGGCAGATCGGCCACGACAAAGGCGTAGTCCGGATCATTCGAGACCCCGCCGCTGCCGATGCCGGTCAGTGCAGGCGTCTGCAATAAAGCGATCACGGCGTCGCGGATCTGGAGCGCACGGGAACTCATGCTGGCTCCAGTTCCAGCAAGCTGATTCCGGTGCCGTCAGGCTTGGCCTCGCGCACCGTGTAAGATGTGCTGCCCACCACCAACGTCTGGCCGCGCGGATCGCTGCCTGCGTCAACCGAAAGGCAGGTAAAAGTTGGATTGGTACCGAGCATCATTCCGGATAGTCCATTGGTAAAACCGTTGTCAAACTTTCCGGTGATCGCCGCGCCGTTCAGCGTGGCGGCATCGGTCAATAGTTTCGCTGCCACTGCGGCATTGGTGCGCGCTTGCAGGGCAGCGAAGGTCATGGTCCCGTTCGTCCTGAGCTTGTCGAAGGATTAAGTCGCGACCGGCACGTTGCTACCGAGCAGCATCTTAACGGTGGCCGACGGGTTGGCCGCAGCTTCCACGGCGATGCCGACACATTGCTGCGCGGTGGCGGTCTTGTTCACCACCTTGTTGGTCGCGTCCCAGAACAACCGGTCGCCGACACTGATCGCCAGCGCACTGGTCTTGCCGATCTCGACCACGCCTTCGGTGCAGAATGGGCCGGGGGTGCTGATCACCACGTCGGATACCGCCACGCCGAACAGCGCGGTGCCAAACAGATATCCGACACCGGAGGCCACGGCGGCTGCCGGGGTCAGGGTGAGGATGTCGCCTTCTTGAATATAAGTTTTCATTGCATGTTCTCCTGTGTTTCCCTCACCCTAACCCTCTCCCGCAAGCGGGCGAGGGGATGAAGGTTGGGTTTTTAAGCGCCTGGGTTTTTTTGAAGCGAGCGGTAGTCCAGCGGTGCCACACCTGCATCGATGCGCACCTTGAATTCCACGCCATCCACTTCCCAGCCGCCTTGCTGCTCCAGCGTCGGGGTATGGTTGCCGTCGAGATAGCTGACTTCGATGGTGTCGGTGACACCGGCATCGGCAGCGCCGTACCAGGCCGTCGCAGAAGCGGTATCCAGACGCGCATCGGAGATCACGTCGAACAGGCCGCGCATGGTGTTGGGCACGGTGTTGTTCTTGGTGGATGCGCCGACTTCGAATTCGGAATTAGCCACCACGCGCGCCGCGCCTTCCAGCCCGACCGGGGTGATGATATGCGCGAGGCGGATGTTAAGCGGGCCGCCGCCGGTAGCTTGCCGAGCCATCGCGACGCGCACGTTATCCGTGCTGGCGGTGCTGAGCACCGTGCCGGTGCCGACCAGGTTGCCGTGGGTGGCGGTGTGGAACAGCGCCACGCCGTCCGCCATGTTCGGGTTGCCGGTCAATACCGCATAGACCAGATCGCCGATGGTGCGGATCGCGGCGCGGCCCATGCGCATCGGGATCTTGCTGAAGGCGTCCAGATCGTCGTTGATGATGGTCTGGCGGGTCAGCGCGAACAGCTTGCCGTAGGTGGCGAGCTGCACGGTCTCGCCGCGTTCGCCGACGGTGGCGTATTTGTATTCCGCGCCATCCAGCACCTTGTCCAGCGCAGGGAAGGAATTGAGATCGAGACGCTTGCCGACCTTGAAGTCGCCGAGCGTGCCGACCGAGCACCATTTCTGGAAGGTCTCTTCGGATTCCTCAAAGCCTTTCAGCATGGCTTTTTCGGCGATATTGGACAGCAGCAGCGGGAAGTCGCTGGTGGAGGTGAAGGCGGCGGCCACTACATCCATCTTGCTCTTGCCGCGCACGTCGATGCGCGCCTGGGCCAGACATTCGCGCGCCATGTCCATCAGCGAGTAGCCGCGATAGTGATTGCTGCGGTCGTCTTTTTCCATACCGGCGCGGGCCAGGATGGCCGACATCGCCAGGGTGCGGAACTTGTCGCGGCTGTCTTCCAGCGAGACGACATAACCGCCCGCGATCGGGGCAGACCCCTTGCCCAGGAGTGCCAGCAATTGGGTGTTGGCGCTCTGCGCAGTACAGGTCACGTCGTTGCTGCACGTGGCCAGCAAAGCGGGCACGCCCTCGACGCCGCTGAACTTGGCAAAAGCGGTTTGAATATCGCTGCGGCGCAGGGCTTCTCCGGCCAGCGTGGCGGCCTGGATTTCAGCTTCGGTTCTGGCGGCAGAGGTTGCGATTGCCGCCGTTTGGATTACATCAGGCATGTTGATCTCCTTGGAGGTTGCTGCGGCGGCTGCCGCATTGATTGCCCCGCCGGAACCCGGCAAGGATTTGAACCGCGCGGCAAGTGCCGTGCGATCAAAACTGGCGGCCAAGGGCATGGCCGTGACGATAGAATTAACGAAGTTTCCGGCCAGCGCCTCATCGGCGGTGTACCAGTGGTCTTCACCGTCGGTGAGCAGCGCGAGCATGTCTTCCGGAGTGCCGCCGGTCTTGGCAGCGTAGCTGGTGGACATCGCGCTGGCCCAGGTGTCGAGATAGTCGGCGAAGTCGCGCATGTCGGCGCTGTTGCCCATCGACATGCCCCAGGGCGCATGAATCATCAGCAGCGCGTTCTCGGCCATCTCCACGGTGTCGCCCGCCATCGCGATCAGGCTGGCGATGCTGGCGGCGACGCCGTCGATCACCACGGTCGTGGCCGCCTTGTGGCGCTTGATGGCGTTATAAATTGCGATGCCGTCCGAGACCGAACCGCCGAACGAGTTGATGCGCACCGTGATCTCGTCGGCATCCAGCGCCATCAGTTCCTGTACGAAATCTTTAGCCAGCACCGAATCGCCATACCAGCTTTCGCCGATGTCGCCGTAGATCAGGATCTCGGCGGATTTGGCTCCCTGCGCAACAGGTGCGCGGGCACGGATGCTGTACCACTTCAAAGAGGATTGAGGATTGAGGACTGAGGACCGGGTTGCTGGCATGACGCACACTCCACATGTTGAGTGTGCGCAGTGTCGCGGGGCGGCTGTCTCATTTACAGGGGGAAGATGAGACTATTTTTTAAGGCAGGATGCAGGATGAAAATGCGCCGCTATCGATAAAGCTCGTTCCATTTCGGGTGATGGCGGCGATCACGCCGGGTGATGACGACGCCACTGGTTGTGGTTGACGGCGCGATCGGTGGAGTAACAACGATATCTAAAATAAAACCGGCAGTCGCCACGGCCAGCGCGCCATACCCAAACCCCCGTACCGCGATCGATCTTGCATTCAGGCTCATGTGCGCGTCACCGTGACGGTTCCGCCCACCTCAGAGATTGTCTGCGACACATCCCCGGCGGTGCGCGAGGTCGGCGTGATTACCACCGGCGTGCCGGCGACAACCCCATCCTGCTTGGCCATGTCCATCAGGCGGGCGAGTTCAGTGGTGAGTTCGGTGCGCACGGCCTGGGCGTTCTGCGGCGCACTCGGCAACGCCTCCACGGTTGCTTCAATGGTATCTGTTGCCAGTTCTATTGCAGCTAGGCTAGCAGCCTGCCCCGCCGTAAGCCCGGACAGCAACTCAACTCCTGCGTTGTAATAAGCCCGCGACCAAACGTGCCGCCGTATCGAGCCGCGCCCATCCTCTGCATCGTAATCCCAATAGATATGCAGCACCATCCAGGTGTTGAAAGCGCCGATGGTCGTTGCGGCAGCGTATCTGCCGTTATGTCTCCCGCTGATATCTTCCAGTAGCGCCAGCGGTGTTGGCTGTGCTGCTTGCAGTGCGCCGGTTGCTGGGTTGAACCACTCCACCGTGCTTTCCTGATACGCCTCGAACTTGACCACGTTATTTCCCAATCCGGTCAGCGCCAGTCCGGTAGTAGGATGTTCGAGATTGATCGACCACGTTTCCGTGACTCCGAATACCACGGTAATCGCTCTGGCAATATCCGTCTCGCTTACCTGCCCCAGCGAGATTGTCCTTGTTGCGTAGAGCGTGACTGCCAGCGACAAATCTATCTCGGACGCTTGCGCCAGCGCAATTGTGATCGGAGTGGGCGATGAGATTGTTTGTGCGGCATCTGTCTCGGTCACTTGCCCTACGCCGAGCGGCTGATTGGAGTACGCTTCCAGGATAACCTGCGCAACATCCAACTCTGTGACCTGACCAATCGCGATGGTCGTGGCGCTATACACGGCAATGGACTGCGCCAAGTCTGATTCTGCAACCTGCCCGATAACAAGGGTGACGCCCTGCAACGCTGCAATCGGGCGCGCAAGGTCTGTTTCGGTTGTTTGCCCGACTGCGATAGTTAGCGCGCCGAGAACCGTGGTGATAACTTGCGCGGTGTCTGCTTCACTGGCTTGCGCGACATCGCGGATAGCGTTTTCGCTTAGGGTGATGACTTGCGCGGTGTCGGTTTCTGTTGCTTGTCCTAGCGGCGGCGCACCATCGTTAAAAGTAATGGTGGTTGAAAGCTCAACCCACGGGCACTCGGTGCCAGAACCACCCCCTGATGTTAACGGTAGATCGGTATAGTCCTGATTGTCTATCGCTAAATCAGCACTAGCGCCTGCCGCCGGCGTTACGAATCGGTGCCCTAGCTCAATTACAACTCTGTCACCGGCCAGCGCGTTAACTGTGGTATGAGCAACGTTATTGACGATGCGCGTTGCCCCAGTGGTAGTTGCCTCGATGTCAGCAACTAGCGGAATACGTAAGACACCTCTAACCGTGTCTGTGTCGCCTACCATGACACGTACACCAACCGCAAGATACGCATCGGCGAGCGTGGAACTTTCTCTGACTATAATCGCAGCCGCTACTGTGCCCGATATGGTCTGGTTAACATCCAGTGGCGGTGACACCCACTGGCGCAGGCACTGGTAGCCGATGTCATCAGTGGTACCCTGCCAGACCTGATTAACAAGAGCGACGCCGCCTGATCCAGTTTTAGTAAATGCGCTTGGATAACGTGCGAATGCAGGGGCGCTATACGCCCACCCCGTGCTAACGGTAGGTGCGGAAGGCGCTGAGCCAGCAACCGGCAGATAAAATCTAGTTGTCATAATACGGTATCCACTTGGTCACGCCGCCAACGGAGATTTTGATCTTCCCTGCATAAGCGCCAAGCGCGGCAGTGCTTAATATCCCGTCTGCGGTTTCGGTAAGCATGAAATAATCGCCTACCACTTTCAACGCGGGAACTCGGTCATGAGGTATTGCCCCGCCAAGGGCTGACCCAAGATAATCGTAGAACAAGTCGGCACCGCTGGTAACAGATACGTTGATTGGATTGTCTGTTCCACTCAACCCATAAATCCTGCACCCGATAACTTTGCTACCATTGGCAACAATACCTGCCCCGCCTGCTGTCCCTTGTACCAGTAAGCCATAGAATGTACACGTCTCTACTGGCTTCCCTGCTGCACCTTTCTTGGCGCTGTCAAAGGTAACGCTACCGCCAATAGAAAAACAGCCAAAGAATTGATTGTCGTCTGCCGCCCAAATTTCCAAATTTGACCAAGAGCAGCTATAAAAGGTGCAGAAGCATGTATTAGTCCCTCCGTAGCTTGCGCTTGCGCCACTTAGCAACCACGTGCCAACCACTCTGCAACGGGTATACCTATTGGCATAAACGCAGTTGATTCGCGAGAAACCAGGATTAGGGTAATCAGCTGAATTAGGGGTCAGTGATTCACAATGCCAGGCAAATCTGATGTCGCTGACATCTTTAGCCTGCACGACTATATTTTTATAATCGCAGGTAACTGTCGCGGCCTCGTAAATTACCGAACCTGCTCTGAATCGTCCATCAACGCATAGGTTATGTAGAAAGGCACCCCAGATGTCCTGCGTAGTATTTCCGATTACAGAGATGAACCGAATCGACTGCGGCGCACCAACATACACCAGCATCGTTCCTGTGGCGTGGTTGTCCGCAATGACGCTAGGTGCGTAATAGTATGGATAATATCCCCACAGGCTACCTACCCCAATATCCGCACCCGCCAGCCCTTTGTAGGATGTGGTCAGACTGATTGTCAGAGTGGAGAGATAAATTCTATTATCAAAATCAACGCGCGTAATACCTGGAGATGCGTTCATTGCAGCAACCGCCGCAATAATAGCTGCCCCATCGTCAGTGCCAAATACGAACTGCGCAGTAGTATCACTAATCGTTGACGATATAGCCATCTGCACGTGAGCACTATCAACGAACGCTACAATGGTCGTGTTGAACGAGGCATCTTTACTCAACCCGCCGGGTGCGGTGCTGTGATAAGCGACGTTTAATATCTTGCCAACATCGCCGACAGCAAAGGTGCCTGACGGAGCGGTGGCAATATCGCTGCCACTGGTAACGGAGCAATCAAAAAACCATTTGCCATCACCAACTGCGCCGTAAGCTGATACGTTGATTGAGAATGTAGTTGAGCCACTACCACTGCCCTCTCCTGGCGGGCCTGGCGGGCCAACAGGGCCAACAGCGCCATCCGCTCCGGTAGCTCCTGTGGCTCCAGTAGCACCTGGAGCACCCGCAGCCCCAGGTAAACCATTCAGCCCAGCAAGAGCCGCTCTTAGCGACATATCCATTAAGAGTTCCCCCCCGCGTTAGTCACCGAACCTTAGCTTGCGCGGAAGAAGCCTGCTGCCGCGATCTGTGCGGTTATATCGCCGCCGTTCGGGGTAACAACGAAATCGTGCTGCGTGCAGGGAACAATATTCGCGTCCGTGCCAGCAGTAGAATCGCTGTCATAGCTGATGGTCAGGTCGGTCCAGTTGCTCCCCGCAGATACCGCAGTCCAGGTCTGGTCTGGAATATCCAGGTCAACGCGGTCGTTGGTGTCGTCCGGCGCGAAAGCCACGATGTCGGCATCGGTCAGCACCTTGCGCGCATAGCCGCTGTTGGTGGCTTCGGCGACGTTGGCAATGGTTTCAAGCGCGGCGTGGTCGTCAGCGTCAATACAGGCCGCGTCCGTAGCCGAAATTACCCACGCTGTAACTACCAGCACGGCGTTAGTCGGGTCGCTCAAGTCCACGCGATTGTAGAGTTCCGCCACACGTCCCTTGGCAATGTTGAATACGAGATCAGCCATGATTCACCTCCAGCGCACAGTTGTAGTAGTTCTGCATAACGTAGCCAGAAGGATTTTCCGCATCGGGGGATGTCTTCCCCACGTGCTTCTCGGTCACATGCTTGCGAGCAGCCTTGCCGTCACCGTCGTCCACCAACTTTTCGCCACAGTGTCGGCAATACCGGCCTGGTTCCTGTTTGATAGCAAACACAACATCGCCGTCAAGACCGTGAATTGTTATCTTCACGCCCTTGCGTACCAGCCAGCCTTCGGCTTCTCCGCCAGTCAGGAAGTTCTCTGTGAACTTCTGCTCCTCGTCCTGCGCAACCAGCTTGCTAAGCTGCACCTTCGCGCGCGGCTTGAGACTGGAGATGATCTTGCGCCTGATAAGCTCGTCAAAGATCATCGCGGCAGAGATTGCGCCCTGCGGTAAAGTTCCCTGCTTTTGCTTCAGCTCGAAGAATGCAATCACCATCAAGGCATCGTCCGAGTTAAGCACGGCCTCCCGTGCGAGCACCTCGCCAGAAGGTGATATTGGGTCGTGGAATACTTTTATTTGCATTTTGATTCTCCTTTATTAAATGGTTGTTGATTCATTGACGGGCAAGGGCGAGGCGCGCAGAGATATGCAGTAGTCCACGTATTGCCGGTAGGTGCGGCCTGCTTTAGGGATGATGTAGGTGTTCATTCGACAGCATCTTGTGCAGACGTATCCACCGGCAAGGGCGCGGCGGGCGGCGCCTGTTCGTTGGCCAGGTCGGAACCGAACACCAGCTCTTTCGCTTTGGCTTCGCTGCGAAATGCGGCGATCTGTTCGATGACATCGCGCGGATTCCCACCGCGTTTACGGATGACTTCGACTTCGGACGCGAAGCCATCCTGCACCAATTGATGCCAGGCGTTGGCTTCTTTGAGCGGGTCGATCCACGGCATGGATTGCCCGACGTACAGGCAATCGTCCTCGCTGTATTGCTCCAGGTCCCTGGGCATGGTCACCTGACCGGAAAGGTGCGCGGCCAGCACGAATTGCTGCCACACCGGCTGCACAAATTGGCCGACAAATTCGTCGGTGAGCACGGCGTAGTGGATCCACTGCTCGACCAGCTCCTGACGCTGAGCGGAGTAGGTGCCGTTGTAGTCGCGCGCCAGGCTGGAATAGCTGGCGCCGAGACCGGCGGCAATAGCGCGCAACTGCCCCTGGCGGAAGGTGACGACGTTCGGGTTAGGGCGGTTCGAATCGATCAGGCCGATCTCTTCGCCCATGCCGAGATTTTCGATGATGGTGCCGGGCGACAGGCTGAGTTCGCGCGGCAATGCGTTGCCTTCCGCGTCGCGGTCGGTGATGGTGGCCGGGTCGTACATATCCGGCGAGCCCTTGCGCACGTAGGCGGTGAGCGCGGCGGCGATCTTGGCGGCGATGCGCTCGCTTTCTTCGTAGTCCTTGATGTCTTCCAGCCGGGTGATGACGCTGGCGAATCCGGATACGCCGCGCATCTGGCCGATGCGGTCCACCGAAGCGAGTTGCAGCATGCGCGACGAGTCGATGTATTTGAGATCGTTGGAGCGGGTGAGCGTCAAGCTGCCATTTGGGAAGGTCTTCCATACCCAGAAGCCGGTGGGCTTACCCCAGCTATTGCGCTGCACGCCCTGCTGGATGCCTTTGCCGGGATCGTGATAATCCATCGGCACCATGTCCGCCTCGAACATCTCCAGCGAGAACGGCACGCGCGTGCCGTGGTCGAGGAACGGCACCGGCCCGGTTAATGATTGCGTGAAGACTTCGCCGTCGCGGAACCAGCTCGCGGCCATCATGCGCTGCACCTTGGCCCAGTGGTGGCGCTGCGTCACTTCCGGGCACAGGCACCAGTCGCGCCACGCATCGCGCAGCGCCTTGGCATAGTCGGTATGGATGCTCCCGTCTTTCTTGCGCGGCTGCGGCTCGATGCCGATGCCGGTGGGCCCGACCACGTTGTTGACCAAGGTGCGCAATGCGCCGCGCGCGATGTCATGGTTCTGTTCCAGGTTGCGCGCCAGTGTGCGCAATGCCACCGCGCCCTGCTGCACTTGCAGATCGGGCGAGCGCTGGTCTTTGGAGAATTTGCGCAACCGCGACGGCTTGGCTGCTTCGTACTGGCTGAGCACGCGCCGCGCGTTGATGCGGCGCAACCCGGCGGACGGGCTGAGCCAGGCGACCAGTTGATCCAGTGGGTTCAATTCGACGCGGTTCATACGGGATTATCGAATCTGGCCACAGACATCGTCAGCCCGCCGATGGTGGGCGCCTGGTTGGCCCGTGCGACTTCGGCAACGGCGCGCTGTTCCCATTCTTTTCGCCCGGCGATGATGGCGGGCAGATCTTCCATGCGCAGGCGCCGGTCGCCAAAGCTGACTTCCTTGCCCTCCAATAACGCGGTTTCAGCGACCAGATATTTGGCCAGCATCTCGGTAGCAGTGCTCATCGGCGAACCCTTGTATGGTTTTATGCTTCTCTCGTTCGCCTCCCCTCCCGCTTGCGGGAGAGGATTGAGGAGAGGGCGCATTCAGGTTTGCCGAATTTACCGAGGCGGCTGTCTCATTTACAGGGGGAAGATGAGACTGTTTTTTAACCTGATACTTGCCGGCCATTTTCATTCTCCTTTTAGCATCCGATAAAATTGCGCCTTGCTGATGCGATGTTTGGCGCATACTTCTGTCCTGTTGCACCCATTAAAATCTTTCAGCACTTCTTCCTTGCGCGCCAGGCAATCTATTTTTGCAACATATACTTCACATCCTCCATCCTGTTGACGATCAATGATGGCCCAGCGTTCAACGACCGGCCAGCGCAATTGCTGCTCGATCTGCTCGGCGCAGTTGTCACTGAATGAGTTTTCACCGATCGCATGTTGAACGGCTTTGAGGACAAATCTAAGCAACGCTTCACCGCTCACTTGAATCCCCTTTGCGCCCAATCGTCCGTGGCGAAACTGCTGCGCGCTGCGCCAGGTTTGGCGGCGCGGCTGGGTACAGGCGTCTGCATTTTGCTCGGCACACCGGCGACCAGCTCGTCCAGCGTCAGTTCTTTGGGCTGACTGAACAGGTCTGCCATCAGCGGCTGCACCTTGGCTTCCAGATCATCCCAGAATTTCGCGCTTTTTTTATGCAGATCGAAATATGTCTCCAGCCAGATGGTGTACACGCCGCAGTCCCAGGCCTCAACGCGCTTCCTGATCGCTGTCCAGGAGGACTCTTCGCCGCGCGTGGTGCGGCGGGTGGTGCGCGCTTCGCCGGTGAATTGGCGGAACCATTCGTCGCTGAGTTCTTTACTGAAGTGGACGTAGCCGGGGCCCGGCTTGGTAATCTGCAAGCGGCCATGCAGTAGGTCTTTGGCGTGGTTTGTCCCGACCCACCACAGCACCAGGCCGTTTTTGCGCAGCCGCCCCTTCCAGTCGATATCTACTTTGCTGGCACCGTCCTTGATGTGTTTCTCGCGCCCGCTGCGCCCGCCGATGGCGAACACTTTACGGCGATTATGTTTGGCTACCCAGTTGTACACGGCGTGGGTGTTGTGGCCGCGCGTGTCGATCGCCGCGCCGGTGATGCGCAGGCGGGATCCGCTGGCGTGCATGAATTCGGTCTCGAACAGGAATTCGTCCATATCCGCCCACACCTCCTCCTCGTCCGGGTTGCCGAAAAAAATGCGGTGCGCGACGGTCCACATTTCGCAGCCGCGCCCATAACCCCACACGCCGCACTCCAGCCGGTTCGGTTGTGTGTCGATCCCAGCCAGCAGCAGCACTGCGCCGCGCGGCACGCGCTCCAGCAGGAACGGCTCGGCGCGCGCGCGCAGTTCGTTCTCGTCGGTCTTTTCGTATTCTTCGGCCCAGTAATCGCCGCGAGTGGTGTTGACGAAGGCCTGTAGCTTTTCTTTTTTGCCCTCGCCGCTTTCACGGTTGGCGGCAATGAATTCGCGCACGATGCCGGCCCATGATACGTTCGGGCTGTAGGCGCTCCAGGTGTGGAAAGCGACGCACGCCGGCGGGCGAATGATCTCGCCCTGCGGGTTGCGGAAGATGCCCTTGTTGTCCAGCGTGGTGCCATCATCGGCTTGATAGCGTCCGGCCGTGTCCAGGTCGATGCCCAGGTATTGCGCCTGCGAGATCAGCGCGCCGCAGTGCGGACACAAGTGGCGGACGGTTTCGGGATCGTCGTCATGCCACTTGAAACCGCTCATCTCTTCTTTGCCGCCCCACACCAGCGGATGGTAGCCGCCACACTCCGGACAGGGAATGCAGGGTTGCAGGAAAATGTCCGCGTCGCGCTCGCGTTTTTCGATGTTGGAAAAACCCTTCAGCTTCGGCGTGCTGCCGAATACCATCTTGGGAAAGGTCGCGCCCTCGACGCGCTTGGCCGCCAGCGTGCCGGGATCGCCTTCCTTCTCGATGTTCGCATCGAACGCATCGTATTCGTCCAGCATCGCCACGTCCGCGCTCAGCCGCCGGTAGTTTTTCGCGGCCTTCCCGCCCTTGATGTGCGCCATGCTGCCGAGGAACTTCTTCGCCTGCAGCGTGTTGTCCTTGTCGCGTTTCAGGTAGGCAGGGAACACCATTTCCATCACCGCCACGTCGCGCAGCATCGGGTCCAGTTCGGTCTTGACAAACTCGTCGCGGTCATCATCGGTCGGCTGCCACAACACCTGGTTGCGCCGCTTGTGTTGCGCGAAGTAGCCCATCGCCGCCAGCAGAATCTTGGTATATCCGACGCGAGCCGACTTGCGCCAGATGATCTCGCGGATATCGTCGTTGCTGATACACGCCATGATCGCGCGCTGGAACCACCACGGCGTCCACCGCTGCTCAACATAGGACGATTCGACGGACAGATAGAAATGCTCCCGCGCCCATTCGTCCAGCGTCATCGGCGGCGGCACCCCGAACGCACTCATCCCTCGCGCCAGGTGTTGCTCCAGCGTCGGGAGAATGAAACGAGTGTGCTCGGATAGATCCATCAGGCAGCCTCACCCATTATTTGATCAACAACAACGGCATCATCCTCGACGGTCGCCTCATCATTCAGGTCTGATAACGACATCGCAGCCACCGTATTGCGCGCCTTCGCCACCTCTCCTGCGATCAGATCAATATCATCAGCCGTAAGTTGAGGAACGCGACGGCGCACCATCCCAGGTATTGCATCCAAAACGCCGGCAACCTTCGACGCCGCCTTGGTCAGTACCTCCTCGATCAGCGCAACCGGCGCCAGCTCGCCGCGCGTGACGGCGTTCTGCATCGCCACCTTGTCGGCCTGTTCACTGGCCAACCTTGCGCGCTCGGCCGCCAGTTCACCCACGTTCGCACCACCTCTGCCAGCGGCCTGCTCTCGCAAGCGGCGTATATATGCAACACGAATATCACCCAGTTCAACAGTTTTCCAATCTAAATTGATCTGCTCCAGAAGCTCACTTACAGCTTGCTGGCTTAAATCAAGATGATCTGCAATATCCTGTTGACTCAACACCTTACAACCCCCTTAGTAAAAACTCATGACTAGAGCACACACAAGGTACTAATCACCCGTATCGGGAAAGCTGCGGGAGTACCTTTCGTTTCAATGGGTTGTATGCTACTTGTTGCGCAACACATAACTACTGGCGCTTCATTGGATGCGCTCATTTCGCCGTCCTCATTGCGCTGGCAAACTCTCTGTCGAACTCGATGTTCCACACCCTATCAATGGTTTCGCTGGCTGTCTCGAAGTAGCGGATACGCTTGCCGTATGACGGCGTTCCGACGAACAGGATGATGGGACGCACGAATGATTTACCTGCTTGACCGTTCGGGTAATGCCGCTCCCATATCCCATCAGGCAATCCGGTGTTACGTCCACCGCGGAAGTAGGCGAACCCCCATTTCATTCCCTTCCCCTTGATCAACCTGGTCGTGTTCTTGCGGTTCATGCGATAGCCTTGTTCAGGGAACGCCTTGAACCACGAGAGTATCTGCACGATCTTGGCACCTGACAGATTGCCATACTGATCGAGTGCATTGCTGCGCTTGGCAAACACACCGTACATTCCGGCGGGCATCACCCCGACTTTTTGCAGGGCTCGCTCATATCGCTTGCTCACGCGCGTACCACCATCGATCAACGCGCTCAGGTAACGGTCTGGCATGGTTGATCCCTTCCCTTGCGTACCTGCCAACTGCCCCAATGAATTGATCGATGG